GAAAGCTCAATTTGGCCGGCGCTGACGCTGCTCAGTTTGCTGCCCGGCTGCGCGCTGCAGAAGCCCGACTCACCGCAGCCAATAGCGGTACCGTGCCAAAGGGTGGTGCTGGATCAGAACCTACGGGTGCCGGCCAGGCGGGTAGCGCTGACCAACTTGGACAACTGGTTACTCTCGTTACCGACCTTAGGACCGAGTGCAAAGCCAACGACGACGAGCTCGACGCCCTCGTCGCCCAATTGAATCGCCAGCTATGAGAATCGACCGCATACTCGGCGAGATCTTGATCCACATCGCTCGCCAGCAGGAGCGCATCATCCACAACCAGGAGAATATTTTGACACAGCTCGATGATCTGACTCAGGCGCTTACCGACGCCACGGCCGCCACCACGAAGACCTTGGCCGACATCGCGACCGAGGTGGCGAATTTAAACGCAGCCCTGGCCGCTGCATTGGCCGCCAATCCGGCGGTGGACTTGACCGCGGCCATTGCCTCGGCCAAAGCCATCACGGCCCTGGTGACCGCTGCGGACCCCACACCGGCCACCCCGCCAGTACCCTAGACCGTGCAGGGAAGAGGATGAGAATCCGCAGGGACTGCCACCTGCGGATTTTCTTTGGTGAGCTCGCGCCAATCCCAGTCGACGAGCTGCCGACCATCGGGGTCGATCTTCTTGAGCACGACCTCGAGCGCGCACACCCCTACTGCGAGCACATAGAAGGGGATCGACGTCATTCCGCGAAAGGCGCACCTGCAGCTACACTCCCGCACGACGGTGCTCATGGTTCCAGGCAGGCAAGCCTCGGGGTATCGGATGCCAGGCACCGCGATCACGATCACTGCATCGCCCGGCTTGAAAGTCACGGCCGCAGCCATCCGATCATCTGCGCCCGCAGGTAATCCTCGAAACGGTAGGACTCGAGGAGCTCGCGCGCACGCTTGGCCGCATCGTTCAATTTTTCGCAGGCCTTCAACGCACTCTCTGCCTCCTCGATACGCCGCACGAACACCGGACGCAGGAAGTCCTCCGCGCTGGCGCTCGTCACGAAGGAGCGGCTGCGGGCCTTTAAGGTCTTAATGCGATCGACGTGGTTCGCGTACGCGGTGATACTGGTCGCTTGGATGGCATCAATGGCCGCGCGCAAAGCCATGATTGGATCACCCCATGGCTCACCGTCGACGATCTTCGAGAGCTCGGAGGCAAGGAGTCCCTTGGCGATATCGGTGAGATCCCCCTCCTTGCCCGTCTCGCCCGTCTCATCGTACAAGCGCCGGCGAACATCATTCGATAGCAGCGCATAGGCATCGTTGACCTCCTGCATCTGGCGGGCATCCCCGTCCTGGCGGTCAGGGTGCGCCTCGCTCGATCGCCGGCGGTAGGCCTTCTTGATCTGCTCCGCGGTGGCGTCCTTCGCCACCCCTAGCACCTCGTAGGGCGTTCTATCGGCCATGGAAGAGGCTCGCGAGATAGGCGATGAAGAGCCACACGCAGGGGAAGACCACGAAGCACCAGCAGAGCAGCTGCATCCTCCTATCCCTCACGTCTCTTTCTCCCATTTTTGGCATGCCGGCGAGCGCACGAGGATGTCGCTCCCGGGCCCTCCAGTCCAGCGCGCTCGATTAAGGGCGCACTTGTGGTACACCTTGGCGGTGCGGTTTGGATTGTGAGCATGGTGCTGGCAGCTACCGCACGTCTCGCCTGCCGGCCCAGTGCCTGGGATACCGGCGTAACCTTTGCGCACCCCTTTCATCTTCCCGGCACCCATCGCGGTTTGCGCTGGCACCGGCCCGAAGAGGTCGACCTCAGCCACGTTCAGCGCTGGCATCAGATTGTGGCGAAATGGTTATGCCGGGTTTGGCCGGTTCGCCGATGAAGCTGTCAGGAACGAACGCAACCAGCGCCTTCATTTGCGGCAATGTGCCGTGCGGCTGCTCGCCGAATAGTTCCACGTAACCGGCCCATGCGGCCTGCAGCGCCATCGCAAGTCGATCTTTCGGCGTAATGATGTCCTTGGATAGCATCAGAGTCTCGATTCGCTTCGTGATCATCATTCGTTTAGCCATCGACAGCGCCTCCGCTGGCAGGAGAGCCACTAGCCATCTGCGGCGGGGGATCATCAAGCAGCCGCAGTACTAGGTCTCGGGCGAAATGAACGTCGCGGCGCACGCCAGTTGTACTTGTCGGCAGCGCCAAGCCGGACAGGTATTCCAGCCACATCAAGTGGTCCTCAGCCGCGCCGAGCGACATGGCAATCCTGTGTAGGTCGCCAAGCTTGATCTGTATTGGCCTCGAATAGCGCTCGTTGTATTGCGGGCGACCCAGGCAAGCCTCTTTGAACAGACGCAGTCCTTCGGCCTGGTCTTTGAATGGCACTCCGTCGCGGGTAACGACCAAATCGCTTTCCGGCTTACTTGCTGCGGTCATGTTCCACTCCTCCATCGGACTGTGACCTAACGCGAATCTTGGCTGCGTGCCAGCGATCCCACTGTGCATCGGTGAACCTCGTATCTGGGTCACGTATCAGCCCGGTCATATCTAGTCCTGCCCATCGGTGATCCTCGATCCACTCGGGGCTGACAATCTTCAAATCCTCCCGGCCAAGATGTCGCGCGAGGGCTTTGGGGTAATCGAGGTGATGATTGACCCAGACGAATACCGCGCCCTTGGGAGCCGCCTGCATGGCCCGCGTTGTCTTGCCAGAGCCCCTGTCTGGACCCCCCAGCCCGACAATTTTAATTCCCATGTTCTCCCCCTGTATTACGTTCTGTCAGAATATCCAGATCAGCCACCCAAGTTTTGCGACCTTCCGCAACGGCAAAAGGTCTCTCGCGTAACAACAGCGCCTCTAGCGCGTCGATGTGGCACATCCAGCAACGTATGCCAGCTTTTGTCAGCCGATCAAACTTGGCGAAATATTCCAATGAGGTCTGCCCGGTTGGATGCACGTGAACGCAACTCATTTTTCATTCGCCTCTGGATTGGCTTGTGACGGTAGCGGCGCTATGACTATCACCTGGCCATTAAGCGTCTGGTAGGTGTGCGTGATCTGCATCTGGTAGTCCAAGCCCGGATAACGCATCAGGATCGCGCTAACGGTGAACTTGGAGCGGCGCATCTCTTCCATGGTGATCCTCATGCGCTCGACTCGCTGAAGCATGTCCTGACGCCACTGCTCAAGCTCAAAGACCTCTCGCTTGAGGGCTTGGATCTGATCGACTGCACCGCCTGGTACGCTCATTCGCCACCTTTGGATTGAGGAGATGTCAAAGCATCGAACTGCTCTTCGCCGCACTGCGTACACCTAGCAATAGGGCGCCGCGAGACAAGTGAGCGGTTGAGTTCTACCGCGTAATAAATTGGCAGCCAAACGTGGCCGCATCGCTTTGCAATGCTACCCAAATACCGCTGTATGGGTGCCGCTTCGTACTTGACCGTATTGAGGGCGTCTACTTTGCGCTTGTCGTAGGTCTCGAACAGAGCTTCCCCGGTCGCCTTATTGCGGACAACCCAGCTCATTCAGACTTTCCTGTTGAAGTAGGAGGAGGCACTTTGCGCCAAACATCCGGCCCGATCCACACTAGATCATGCTGGTGAGGTTTCCACTTCCCCTCGGACGCTGGCGGCGGATCGAGCAGCAACCGCCAGTGCTCCTTTTTCATCGTCTTCATTTTCCCCTCCGCAGCGGCAGCTGCATCTGCCGCAAGTTATGGTTGACGATAAAGCGCAGCAGGCAGGCGGCCGAGCACCATCCTACCGACAGATCAGCAAACGCTGCCGGCAACCACCGGCCGCAGCCGCGACAGTGTTGCTTCAATGACTCGTCCCCTTCATCTCGCGCACCACCTCGAGGTTGTCCGCGTCCTCAAGATCATCGCCCCCGCAATTCGGACAGAACACCTCGATGAGCACGAGCTCATCCTCGAAGGTGGGATCGACGAGGGCACGCGCCTGGTCGAACGTGGTCACGCGCGACATCGCTTCGGCGAGGGAATCGGCGCCATCGAACGGCTCAGCGTCCTGCTCGTCAAATTCGTGCTCGCAGTCAAGGCAAATGAGTCTGCGGATCATATCCACCCCTGCCCATAAGGCACTTTGAACCAACGCGTTTTAGCGCGCAGTGCTGCTTGGCGCTGGCGCTCGAGAGCCCGCAGAAATTGCCTAGCCGCGAGCCGGCGCTCGGCAATCCCCGCATCGAAGAGGCGGCGCAAGATCGGTGGCCAGGGATCTAAGCAATCCTCCTCGCAGGACTCCCATTTCGCCCGCCACGCGATTAGGAGCGCGGCGTTGCGCGCCTCGATCTCACGCACCAATCACCAAGCGGTAGGCGCTCGTGAAATCGACGCACGACACCAGCGGCTGCTCACCGGCGAACACGGTCCAGTAGCCGGCGAGCCAGCGGATGCTCACGAGCGGCGCGCCGTCTTCTTGGCCGATTGCCAGTCGCGGATGCTCATGCCGTACGGCGCCCGCCAGCTTGAATACCAGCCCCACTTCGAGGGTGTGAGCGCGTCACCTCCAGCGCGAGCGCGACCGCTGAAACCGCGGCGGATGTTCATCGACTTTGCGCGCCGGCGAGCCCGAGCTTGACGTTTTGCTAACTGCATTTGGTCCTCCTGGGTAGATCACATAACTGTCGTTCAAACGGCGCGCGAGCCAAGCCTGCCGCATCCGGCGCTTACTGCTTGGCTCGCGACGCAGATAACTCATAGCTGGGTCTTCTCTTTGATCAGGATGCCCTCGTTATCGAAGTCCCAATCCCGAATGGCCTTCGCCTCACGGGTCGGCAGGAAGCGCCACTCAACCCCTTGCGCGTGACCAGAGGCGAGCAGTTGCAGATGGCCCGGTACCGCAGCGCGATCGTATTCGGTGAGCGTGATCGAGTCGCCCTTGCCGAGTTTCTTCAAGCGCGCGAAGTGCCAGGCGGTCACGATGGCGATCTTCATCCAGCGACCCTGCAGCTCTGAAACCGTGGCGCGGTGCTGGCCGAGCTCCGGCGCGCTTAATCGCTTCGCGAGCGCCACGCTGATGAACTGCAGCGTGATCTTCTCCGAATCCCGATACTCGCGTAAGACCCGATCGGTCGGGAGCGTGGCCATATCCTCAGGGAAGATCACGAAGCCATTGGGTGCGAGCTTCCAGATCATCGTGACGGCAATCTCGGGCCAGCCCCAAGAGAGCTCGGGTTTTTTCGCTTTAGCCATCGAGTGGGCGCCCCCGTTGATTGTCTTTGATGCGCTCGATCTGCATAGGCAGCGCAATGCGCACCATAGCGACGTGGTTCGCGAGCAGCTGCTCCATGATCTCCTCGCCGCCCTGGTAGTGCCCGGCGATCCATTGGCCCAAGCAATCCAAGAGCGCCGCGCCTTGGGCAGCGCGCGGGTGACCCGCGAGGAGTTCCCCCATCTTGCGCGCGAGCTCCATCGAGTCCTCGACCATCTTCGCGATGGCCGCATCGAAACGTTGATCATCCATACCGGAACCTCCGCGGCAGCAGCCGAGACATCACCCACCCGAGGGCCCAGCACGGCCAGAGAAGCAGCCACGCGATGGCGAAGGTTACCAACCCGCCGGCCACCAGTGCGAGGACCAACATGAACACGCCGACCAGCAGCGCGACCGGGAACAAAAGGATTTCTATGATCATCGCGAGAGCCTCCGGGCCTGCTTGCGGTCCCGATCGTAGTTGGCCCGCGCTCGCTCCGGCGGTGTCATCACCCCCGCGATCGTGCAAAGCCAGGACAGCTGCTTCTGCGAGAGGTAGGTCCCAAGCCCGTGCGCGGTGGCCTTCTCATGCATGGATTTCACGAAGCCGGTCGCTGCATCGGTGCGCGCCTTGTCCGTCGCCTCATCGAGCAGCGCCCGAAAGAGCTCGATGGTCTCGAACCAATTGGCCGCGGTGCTCATGGGAAATCGCAGTAGGCGGTGAAGCTCGCGCCGTGCCACTCGTAGCGCACGATGCAGCCGTAGATCGAGCAGAAGCGGGTGAGCTGCACGAGATTCATGCGCGGGAAGAAAATCACCTTATTGGTCACGGGAAGAGCACCGTGAAGATTTGCACGCCGACCTCGAGCACGCCGATGGCGATGCAAAGGCGGAAGAGCCGATCGTGCGTGCTCACTGCGTGCGACATCCGCAGAAATGCGGGTCGACCGTGGCGGCGCGCCGATCACCACGATTTGCCTCGATGGTCGCGGCGACAGTCCCGACGATGATGGCACCCCCGAAGGCGGTGAGCCGCGGGTGGCTGGCGAGCGTCTCGCAGCCGCTTAAAAGCAGCAGCGCGATCAGGAACGAGAGGCGGATGATCATGGGACTCTCCTTGTAACTATTACCGAGTATACCCCACGGGTATCTCAAGTCAACAACAAGGTGACCATTGCGGTACAGCGTCACATTAAGGTAAGATTTACATCTATGAAAATCGAGACAGTCCGGCGGGTTTTAAACGCGCGCTGCAAGGGCCGCGTGGTGCGTGATGTGGCGGCCGAGATCGGCGTATCGCGTGGCTTTATCTTCCACGTGCTCGCCGGGCGCAAGCAGCCGGGCCCTAAGGTGCTCGACTACCTCGGGCTCGAACGCTACGAGGCGTATCGGCGCAAGGCTCCCTTCGCGCGTGCCAAGACGCCGTAGCAGCGCCCTTGGCCGGGCCTTGGATCAAGCTCGAGAAGGCGCTCTATGAGGACCCGCGCATCTGGGCGATGGCGCGCGTGCTCGCCGAGCGTGACAAGGCCGCGGGGTTCGCCCCGCAGCCTCATTCACGCTTGGTGGTAACCTGTGTGGGAGCTGTGGGTAAGTTGTGGAAAACTGCCGACGAGCATGTCGACGACGCGGACATCTTGCCCCTTGGACCCGCAGACATAGACGAGCTCACCGGCATCGAGGGCTTCTACCAACTCCTCCCGAGTGAGTGGCTTCAAGTCCTCGACACGCACCGCGTAAAACTTCCGGGTTATCATACACATAACGGCACCGAAGCTAAGAAAAGGGCGAACGGCGCAGCGCGCCAACAGAAGTATCGTAACACACATACGTCACCAAGGCGTCACCGATAGCGTTACGGCAGCGTCACGCGAGGCGTTACCTAGACCTTAGACCTTAAGAATTAAGATTATGAAGGGGCCACCAAAATGAAGGGATCGGAGCGAGAGGCATGGGCGGCGCGCGTCGAGGAGCTGCGCCTCAAGCCCAAGCAGGGAATCCGATCCGGCAGTCAGGGAGATGCACCGAGAGCGCCGGCGCCGAAAAAGAACCGCCTGCAAAACGCAGCTCGCGCGACCTACGTCGATGGGATCAGGTTCGCCTCCAAGCTCGAGGCTGATCGGTATCGCGAATTGAAATTATTGCAATTAGCTGGCGATGTGCTGTATACGTTGCGGCAGGTTCCGTTTGTTGTAGCTACCGGCAAGGTCTACCGCTTAGATTTTATGATTTTCTGGAATCGAAGCGGCACACCGGCGGAGGTCGTGACGTACGAGGACACCAAGGGGCGACTCACTGAGGTGAGCGCGCTCAAGATCGCAGCGGTGCAGGACCGCTACGGAATCACAATAAAGCTCCTGCGCCGGAAGGACGTGAGCCGATGACGAGCGAACAGATCGACGACGAGGACGAGAACGGCACGCCACCACGCGCTCTGCACCTGCCGCGCATTCACTGGACGGCGCGCATAAGCTGCGCGGGAAAATTTTGGCTAGGCTACTTCGCGCTCATTGCCGCGATCATCTTCGTGGCGAAGCGGTGGCTGCATTGAACTCAAAGCTCGACGCGGAAGGCCGGGCGAATCGCGCCAAGGAAATGCTGCGCCAGTACAACAGCGGCATGACCACCGAGAGGATCGGCGAGCTCTGGAGCTTAACGCCCGGGCGCGTTGTACAAATCTTAAACAGTCGCGGGGTGCAATTTCGCTCCCGAAAAATCGACCCAACCGCGGTGGAGCTATGAGCGAGAAACCGGTCTGCGGCAACTGCGCGCACTCACGTAAGCACGAGCAGATGGGAGGCTTAGGCCTTTTCTGCCACGGCAAAACACCCGACCTGCACCTGCTGCCGCAGGGCAGCCAGGTCATTCGCGGCAAACAGATGCCGATGGGTCTCCAGTTGGTTGGATTGTGGCCGCCGGTCGATGCGGAGTCTGGCTGGTGCTGCCACCACACCCCAGCAACAATCCCCGGCGAGGTCATGCAGTGATCAAACAAGCGGCGCTTTTTCGCGAGCGGATTGTGATCGGCGAGGTGCGCCGGATGTTGAAGTTGATGGAGCTGCACACGAGCGCAGGCTTCCCCGCCGAGACCGATGTGCTGAATGCGCTCGCCAAGCGCGGCACGGAGGATCTTGAGCTGCCGCTCGTGTCCTTCGTGATGGAGCTCTTGGGCGCGCCACCCTCACGCCCGAGCGAGCCGCGCTTCGATAAAACCAAGCGCGCACTCGCGAAGAAAACCCCGAAGGGTCCTCGCGGCGTTTCCAAAAAGGAAGCCGCGGCAGCACTCAACGGCGATGCGGCGGTGAACGCGTGAAGAAACCAAACCGATATGGTCCTGCGCCGACGCCGGCCGCTGCAAAGCGTATTACTAGCGCGCCTTCAATATCCCCCGAGGGTGCGAGCAATGCAACGGCGGCGCCGGCGAAGGTTGGCAAGGGCAAGAAGGTCAAACCCGGCAAGGTGAAGCCTAAGCTGCCACCGCTCGATCCCAACGATGCGCGCATCTGGCAGGAGACCGCGCAGCACGCCCAAGAGGGAAACGTCAAACTCATGCGCGCGTGTGACATCCTGCGCGAGGGCCTGCAGATGCTGGTGTTCGCGGAATTCGATCACTCGACCAAGCCACCGACGCCGATGACCTCGAGCATGTTCCGCACCGCAGCGGCCGAGATCTTGGACGCCTATGCGAGCGAGACCGGGCAGAACTGGCGAAACCCGAAGAACCAGGTGGTGAAGACCCGCGCCGGCAAAGCCGAGGGCCCCAACAACCGCAGCCGCAACATCGGCAACGATGGGAAAGATTATGCCGACTGAGATACCGCCAGAGGCTGGCAAAATCGTCGGCATCGAGCTCACCCGTCCGGGGCTGATCATCGTCGCGTGTGAGCGCGGTATTTACGAACTGACCGAAGCAGCGCATCCTGAGCCGCGAAAGATTCGCGAGATTTTGGTTTTATCGAAACCTAACCAGGAGTGAAGTCCATGACCTCGAAAGCAATCGACGGTGTCTCGGCGCTCGCAAGCGCTAAGGCGAAGATGATCTCGGCCGCGGCTGCGCTGCACGCAGTCACTCGGTCCTGCGCGAAGTGTGGCGGCATGAAGTTCTCGAAGAAGCCGGCGCCCAATTCCATCGCGCCACCGATGCCAGCAGGTGCTCTGCGCTGCGAGGGCTGCCAAACGGTGTGGCACGCGGAGGATCTGACCGGTGCGCGCCGGGAGTTCCTCGCGAAGGAAGCAGGCCAGGCGGAGCGGGTCTGATGGACTCAATGAAACCCGGCGGCGGTGGCCGCTTCAAGGCGCTCGAGGGGAAACTCGAGCACAAGAAAGGCGTGAGCAATCCCGGGGCGCTCGCCGCCTACATCGGTCGGCGCAAGTACGGCGCGGCGAAGATGGCGAAGTTCTCGGCCGCTGGTCGCGCTCGCGCTGGCTGATGTGTTCAGCGGATACCTGCAATGGTGGGATGCGCATCCATGGGCTGCGGTGGTGGTAATCGTGCTCTGCGGCGGTTCGGTTTGGTGGCTGTGTCGAGGGCGATGACTTGTCAAAGAAGCAAACCAAACGGCCCCTTGAAGACCGGCGAGCCCGCTTCGCCCAGGAATACGCCAAGGATCTCAACGCCACGCAGGCGGCGATCCGATCGGGCTACGCCGCGGCGAGCGCGCACGTAACAGGCTCCCGTCTGCTAAGTGATGCTAAGGTTCAAGAAATGGTGCGCTCGCATCACAACGCTCGAACGGCTGCCGCCGGCATCACCATCGAGCGCACGATTAAGGAAATAGCGCGCAACGCCTATTTCGACTCCCGCAAGCTCTGGCACACCGATGGGCGCATGAAGTCCCCGAACGAGTGGGACGATGACACGGCCGCGGCCGTCGCCTCGATCGAAGCGGTGGAGACCACGCTGTTTAAGGACGAGGGCGGACCAGAGACCGCGGACATGTTCGCGGCCGAGAACGGGTATCACGAGAAAACGATGACCCGCAAAATCAAGACCTGGAACAAGATCAGCGCGCTGCAGCAGTGCATCGAGATCTTAGGTATGGGCAAGTCGATCAATCCCGCCGAAGCAGGCGGGCTATCCATCACGATCATTCCGCACGGCACGGTGCGCTAGGGTGAAGGCTACCGGCAAGGCGGGATCGCTCACCCTCTCGCTCAAGATTAAACCGCCGAAGAAAGGCGGCATGGCCTACCTCTTGATCGAGGATGCCATCAGCGTCAAGGAGCCGAAGCTCGACAAGTCCGATACGGTCTTCTTCCCGATCGCGGACAACGGGCTATCGCGCCAGGACCCCTCACAGTCCGAGCTTCCGTTCGGCCGGCAACGCACCACCGTCGACGGTGCAACGGGTGAGATCTTGAGAAACGAAGAGGGGAGAGATGTCGTATGAGCGAAGAAATTCAGAAAGTGCAATTAAGCGCCCAGGCGCAAGAGATCGCGAAGCCCACGGTGATGACCTTGGGCGAGTCCGAGAAAGCCTTCGCGGTGCTGCCGCCGGAGAACACCCTGCACGATGTGACGGCCTACATGCCGAAACCGAGGCGCCCGCAGCAGGCGGTGCAGATGTTCTCGGTGCAGTCGCTGGTTGAGTACGTGAATCGTTTCTCGACCGCCTCCACCACGGTGTTCGCCGATGAGCGCAAGGGCAGCTACGAGGCGGTGATCGACTACCACCACGGCGATGAGGCGGACGATGAGCCGAATCCACGCGGCACCTTAGAGCACCGGGCGAGCTACGCCTGCCCACACTCCGAGCAGTGGGTGCTGTGGAATAGCTCCGATAAGAAATGGTTTGGGCAGGAGGAGTTTGCGAACTTCATCGAGTGCAACCTGATGGACATCGTCGAGCCAGCGGGGGCGACCTTGATGCAGGTCGCGCTCGAGCTGCAGGTGCACAAGGGTGCGCAGTTCTCAAGCGAGATGCGCCTTGAGAACGGGCAGCGGCGCTTTCGCTACGATGAGACGGTGCGCGGCACCACGCGCGCCGGGGACATCGAAGTGCCGAGCGCCTTTGCCATCGGCATCCCGGTCTTCATCGACGGCAAGAAGTTCCACGTCGATGCGCGCTTCCGCTATCGGATGGTCGAGGGCGATTTGGGCATCGGCTACGAGCTCATTCGACCGCTCGATGTGTTCCGCGCGGCGGTGAAGCAGGTAACGGCCGAGATCCAGGGCGGCCTCAAGGAAGGCTTTGGTTCGGTCTACGCGGGCGTGCGCCCGTGACCGTGGTCACGCTCGCCGAGCTCGTGGCGAACATCCCCAAGGCGGCCGGCGATTGCGTCGGCCTCTTGGACTACAAGGGCCGCCTCTTCGTCGCCTGCCAATGGATGATGTTCGAGTTCTTCCCCAGCCCAACCCATAACGCCAAGGGCAGGCTACTCCCGATCGAGCTCGACAACCTCGCCGATCCGCCAGGGATCATCATCATGCGCAATGCGCTGCAGTTCATCTTGAAGTTCGACACCGGCGAGCAGGAGGCTGGCAAGCTGCTCAAGGCCTTCGCGCGCGAGGCGCTCGAGGAGGCGGGCTACCCGCTCGAGGCGTCGTGAGTCGCGGCACGGGCATGAACATCGACATCGCAGCGGCGCTGGTGAAGCGCGTGCAGAATTCGATCTGCCTCTCAGGCCAGGAGGAGCTGCTCGAGCACGTGGCGCTTGCGCTGACCGAGCAGGAGTTCGATGAGCTCTGTGCGGACTACCAGTACAGCCGCGAGCAGAAGCACGCGGTGCTCACCCCACGTGGCTTGATGCTGATCCTCGGGATGCCGGTGCTGATTCGGACCATGAAGTGAACTTAGAGCCACCCGACAGCGATGATCAGATCGCAGCCGCTCGAGCGCTTCGCTGGCGCGAGGCCAAAGATCCCCGCGAGGTCGAGAAGTACCTTCGGCACTGCGAGCGCGTGGTGATTGAGCATATGCGAGCGAACGGCTGGCCGGTCGATGACTACATCATCCGCTTCGAGGTGGCGCCCCGTGTCCCATAGCTACGAGTACCATTCGCCCGGGCCCATGGTCGACCGGTTCCTGTTCTCCGACTCTTTCGTGGTGGGACTGCGCGGCCCTTTGGGCTCCGGGAAGACGAGCGCCGGGTGTATCTCAGTGCTGCACAATGCCCAGCAGCAGCAGCCGCAGCTGGATGGGCGACGCTATTCGCGTTACGCGATCATCCGCAACACCTATCCTGAGCTCACGACGACGACGATCAAATCGTGGCACCACTGGGTGCCGGAGAGTTTAGGTCATTGGAAAGCGCAAGGCCCACCGACGCACCACATCATCGACTCAGAGATGAACATGGAGGTGATCTTCGTCTCGCTCGATCGGCCGAAGGATCTGCGCAAGGTGCTCGGCATGGAGTTGACCGGCGCGCTCATCGAGGAGGCGCGCGAGGTCGACAAGACTTTGATCGACGGATTGACGGGCCGCGTCGGGCGCTTCCAGCCCCCGAAGACGGTGATGCGCAAGGACTACGAATGCGTAAAGCCGCAGATTCGCATGACCACCAACAGCCCGGAGCAGGATCATTGGTGGTACGTGCTCGCCGAAAGCGACACCACGACGGCGCGCAACGAGGAGCTCGTGAAATCGGTGCTCGCCGCCGAGCGGGAGATGCGCCAGACCATCGTCAACGGCAAGCCCTTGCTGGGTCCTAAGCAGCGGCTCTTCGAGTTCCTCGCGCAGCCCGATGCGAATTCTCCAGATGCGGAGAACCTGCCAAACCTGCCGCCTGGCTATTACCAGCGCCTGGCCGCCGGCAAGAGCGAGGAGTGGATCAAGGTCTATGTGCGCGGTGAGTACGGCTTCGTGCAGGATGGGCGCCCCGTCTATCCTGAGTATCGAGAGCACCAGCACGCGAAGATCTTCGAGCTAAATCCCAAGCTCCCGATCACCATCGGCATCGACTTCGGCAACACGCCGGCGGCCGTAATTGGGCAGCGCTCCTTTACCGGCATCCAGCGCGCTCGCTGGGAGGTGGTCTCCGAGCACATGGGTGCGAAGGAGTTCGCCATCGTGCTGCGCGGCTTCTTAAATGCGACCTGCCCAAACTTCGACATCGACTCAATCACGGGCGATCCTGCTGGCACCGGCGAGGTCGGCACCGATCTTGTGACCCCTTTCCAGATCATGAAGGCGAACGGCATCGAGGCGAGGCCTGCTAATACGAACGATCCCACGGTGCGCCGTGAGGCGGTGGCGAACAAGATGACGCAGCTGATCGACGGCGAGGCGGCCTGGCAGGTACATCCGCAAGGCTGCCCCACGCTGCGCGCCGGCATGGCTGGCAAGTACCGCTACAAGAGGGTGCAGATCGCAGGCTCTGAGCAATACCACCAGAAGCCCGATAAAAACATGCACAGCCACGTGTGCGAGGCTGAGCAGTATCGGCTGCTCGGCATGGGCGAGGGTAAGGTGGTGTTGCGCGGGACCATCGGCAAGGGGCGTATCCGCCCGGCGTACTCGATCACGTGAGCGCGCCTACGAAATGGGTCGAGTTGGTCCTGGTGGAATTTCCAGACGCGAAGGATGAGCGCGACCGCAAGGCCTGGTTTGTGCGGATCGTCTGCACGGTAGGCGTGCTGCAGTCGGTCGCTTTCTTCACCACCACAATGTGCAACTATTGGCCGAAGACCTTCGATGAGATGGTAGAGCAAGAGGCGAGACAAGCGGCCGAGGGGACTGCCAAAAAACTCGGCATCCCGCTCATGATGCTGGTCGACTCGTGAGCCAGCACACCTGCCACTGGCCAGGGTGTCCGAAGGTCGTGCCCCCGAAAATGTGGGGCTGCAAGCCGCACTGGTTTAAGCTGCCGTGGAGGATCAGGGATGCGATCTGGCGAAATTATCTTCCTGGCCAGGAAACTGACAAGAGCCCAAGCGCTGGCTATCTGGCCGCGGCCCTCGAGGCGCAGCGCTGGATCACCGAGCAGGGAGCGAAACGTGAGTGAACCCTACGAGGACATCGGACACACCGAAGCCTGGAAACCGGCGCCGGCGAAGGCGATGGAACCGAATGCGCTGCGACGGCACAAGTGGAAGTTCCTGCATCACTTCGACAAGGCCACCAAGCACCACTGCGTTCGCTGCGGGGTCACGCGCGTGGTGATCTCACACGCCGATCGGTTCCCATCGACCCGCTACACCACGCTCGCCGGCGCGGTGAACGAAGGCAAGGCTCCGCCATGCAACCCGTAAGACGCCCCTCCAGGATCACGGACACCTGGCTAATCGCCTTCATCGAGGACCCCGAGGGGTGTCTGTGGCCCGAGGTCCGTTCGATGGCCCGCGAGCTCCTGGAGCGCCGGCGGGCGGCATACGCCGATGCGGTCAAGGTCCGCTCGAGCTGGGAGCGCCTCGAGGCCGACATCGACCGGCTGCCGAGGATGAACCCGCCCCTCACTTGATTGTGCCCGGAGCTTGCTCCAAAGTCCGCCGGGCATGTCATTCCTGCACACCGTCCATAAGATCCTCGACCCCTTTCCGAGGAAGACCTTTCTAGGGCAGCAGGACATCGCGGGCGACCTGCTCGACAAGCAGAAGACCCCACCGCCAACACCGGGCGTCCCAAACCCGAACGATGCGGCCAATGCCGCGCAAACCCAAACCGATTCGATGCGAATGCGCCGCGGTCTGATGGCCAACATCTACGCCGGCGCCTCCAACAGCCAACCCGTGTCGGGTAAGGTGCAGCTCGGCACATGAACATCGCGGCGATCGAGAAGGCGCAGTCCCTCTACAAGTTCGCCAACTCGAGCGGCTTCCCGCTGCAGACCTTCGCCCTCGTGCTCTCCGATGTGGAGGCGATGGAGCTCCTCGAGTGGTACGCCGAGCAGTACCAGGGCAACGAGCCATTCGATCTGGATGTGGATATCGCGCGGCGCACGAAGAACCCCTGGCCGGTGCTTGAGCACTTCAATTGCTGCGGCCTCGAAATCGCCAAGGCCAACCTGGTGCTCAATTGAGCGATGATGCAAATTCGCTGATCCAGCACTACTCGAGTCTGTGGCAGCAGCAGGCGAATTTTCGCGCGCTGTGGAATGTCGCGGCGCAGTTCTGTATGCCGGCGTGGGATAACTTCATCGGCGAATTCGCCGAAGGGGTTAACCGCAACACCCGCATCTTCGACTCGACCGCGGTCACCGCGAATGAGCGCTTTGCCGCAGCGATGGAGTCGATGCTGACGCCGCGCTCGCAGATCTGGCACGAGATCAAGTCAGACGATGAGGCCCTCACCGACAACAACACGGTGCAGCGGTACCTGGACCAGGTCAACAAGACGCTATTTTCGGCTCGCTATCACCCCAAGGCGAACTTTGCGAGCCAGACCGACGAGTGCTACATGTCCTTGGGCGCCTTTGGCAACAACGCGCTCTTCATCGACGAGGTGATCGGGCACTGCTTGCGCTACCGATCTTTCCCCTTGAGCGAGATCGTTTGGGCGTTAAATCACCAGGGGATGGTTGACACGGTCTTCCGCAAGTTTCGCTACTCAGCGAAGCAGGCCTGCGATCACTGGGGCAAGGGCAACGTGCCGCCCGAACTCATGCGCGTGATGCAGACCGACCCCTACAAGGAGTTTGACTTCCTGCAGTGCATCCGGCCCAACACCGACTATTCGCCATTCATGTATGGGGATAAGGGGAAGGAATTTGAAAGCTGGTACGTCTACCTCGGCAACCGCTCGGTGCTCTCCCGCGGAGGCTACCGCACGTTCCCGTGCGCGATTGGCCGCTATCGAGTCGCTCCCCGTGAACATTACGGCCGAGGCCCAGCAACGACTTGCCTCCCTGATGTGCGAACCGCTAACGAGATGGTCAAGACAGGTCTTCGCGCCGGGCAAAAAGCCGTTGACCCGCCCATCCTCCTCGCGGAGGACTCAGTACTTAACAATTTCAATCAGCGTTCAGGTGCAAATAACTACGGAATGATGACGGCGGAGGGCCGCCCGCTGGCGATGCCATTCGAGAGCAAAGCCAACTGGCAACTCGGCGAGAAGATGCTCGGCGAGACCCGCGCCGTCATCAAGGACACCTTCCTTAACACCCTCTTCCAGATACTGGTTGAGAACCCGAACATGACCGCTACCGAGGCGCTGCTTCGAGCGCAGGAGAAGGGTGAGCTGATCGCCCCGGCGATGGGACGCCAGCAATCAGAGTTTTTAGGTCCGCTCGTGCACCGCGAGATCGACATCCTCTCGGAAGCCGGCCAACTGCCGCCACCACCGCAGGAGCTCGTGCGCTCCAAGCGCGGCACGCGCCTCGAGTACACCTCTCCGTGGGCCCGGGCGCTGCGTGCGCAAGAGGGCACCGCGATCATGAACACCACTGCGGATGTGGCGACGATCGCGAACATCGACCCCACGGTGAAATACGTTTATGACTGGCACGATGTGGCGCGCGAGATGGGCAAGATCCGCGGAATGCCGGCGAAGCTCGCTCGCTCCGAGGAGCAGGTGCAGGCCCTCCTCGAGCAGGCGGCGCAGCAACAAACCCAGCAGGCGCAAGCCGCGCAGGCCCCAGCGGTCGCCACGGGGATCAAGAGCCTGGCGCAAGCCGCGCAGGCTGCCGGAGCTTCCGGCATGGGCGGCAGTCCTGGCGCTCCCAGCGTGCCGCAGGCTGCGTAAATGGCCGGCACCCAAAGCTGCGGCCGGATCGACGCCTACGATCTTGGCAATGGCTCGGTGAAACTCGCCTGGCCACCCTTCCCCGGTGTCGCCCCCGATAGCTACAACGTGTACGTGAACGGTGTGCTCAATCAAAACGTCGCGACGCGCTTGGCCACCGTTTCAGGTTTGACCATCACAACCTACTCGAGCGGCGCGGTAGCTCCCACGCCACCGAATGGCCCACGGCCGCAGAACATGCCACCAAACGGCGTGGTGAGCCCATCGGGCACCTATGACTTTAAAATCGTGGCGGTCAAGGCGGGCGTCGAGGTGGCCGCTTCGATGGATATGGTCTTCACCGTGGCGCCGCAGAGCATTATGCTGAAAACCCCGATGAAGCGGCTATGGCCATTCCCAAACACAGGACTCGATTGATGATCCCCAACAACCCGATCCCGCAAGGCAAACCGCCGCAAGGTCCTGCTACCCCAGTCGATGAGGAGGCGCACTTTCGCCTCGATGATCACCAGCGCCAGATTGATGAAATCAAGCAGGGCGACATGAAGGCCCTGGTGCGCGCGATCGGCGAGCTCGTCGCGACCATCCGCGAACTTATTGCTACCGGGAAGGTATAGCGGTACTCTTCCGGGCTCATAACCCCGGAGGTGAGCGATGTCCACGGTCGAGCAAGAAATCAACGCCAAGGGCTTGAACGCCCCGCGCATCGGTCCGCGGGACCTCGAGGCGGAAATCTCAGAGGAGTACTACTTCACCGCAGCCTCGGCATTGAAGGGCACGCCAGGCGAGTCATCGCCATCCTGCAAGCTACTGACGATATGCGTACTGGTGTTGCGCAACGGCTTCACCGTCACGGGTGAATCGGCCTGCGCATCTGCGGCAAATTTCGATGCGGACCTAGGCCGCAGAATCGCACGGCAGCACGCTGTCGAGAAAATGTGGCCGTTGCTCGGGTATCACTTGAAGCAGACACTGCACGACGCTGTCGGCCACGGTGGCTGATCGCTTCTTAACCGTCGAGGAAGAGAACGAGCTCGCGAAGGCGAAGAAGCTCGCCGAGCTCCGTGATCGGGCTCGACTCTTCCGCGACGCATTCGGCACCGCTCGAGGCGGTCTTGTGCTAGATGCGATCCGCAAAGCGTTCCAATACGGCGAGGGCATTCCGCCAAATGTCGTCGGCGATGATGGACACACAGATCCCTTGCAGACCCACCGCAAGCTCGGGACCTACTCCGTGATACGGTGGATCGAAATACAACTTGAATGGAAGGAGTCAGACTATGGCAACCCCAGCGGCAGCAGCACTTAGTGGAGCCGGAGCTGGCGGAGCTGGTGCTCCAGCGGCTCCTGCGCCGGGTGGAGCGCCAGCTGCACCAAGCCCTGGAGGCGCACCTGCAGGTGCTCCGGCATCTGGAGGCGCTGCGTTCTATGACGCGTGGCTCCCGGCGAACGATCCGGCCGTCAAAGAATCGCGCGAGTGGCTCGGCGCCAAAGGCTTTAAAGATCCGGCGGCGATAGTCACCTCATACCGCGAGACCGAGCGCATGGCGAATGATCTTCGTCAGGCGGCGAACTTGAAGGGCTACCCGACTGCGGTCAAAGATCCGGCAACTGGCGAGGTGAAACTTCCCGATGCGAATGCGCTTAAAGCCTGGGATACCGCCATGGGCGTGCCGGCGAAGCCGACCGAGTACGACTTCGGCGATTTGTCCAAGGTGCCAGGCGTCGACCCGCATTTCACGCAGGTGCTCGCCGACGAGCTCCACGGCGTGCACACCCCGGCGGCGCTCGCCACCGCGCAGGCTGCAGCGTACGAGCGTGCGGTCACCAAGCACGTCGCGCATCTGATGCAGCAGGAGAATGATCGCTCCGCTGCGGCATTGAAGGACCTCGAGGTAACCTGGGGCGCGAACTATCAGGAGCGCGTCGCGCTCGGCAAACGCGCGCAGGCTTTCTTGGGCAAAGAAATCGGCGGCATCACCGACGAGCAATGGCGCGGCTTAGAGAACATGTTCGGCACCGCGAAGATGATGGCCTTCTTCTGGAAGATCGGCGCCGGCAACATCGAGGCGAAATTCCCCGGCGGCGATGGCGGTGGCGCGCCGGCATTCTCGGGCGGCGGCGCTGAGTTGCAAGCCCAGTACGATCAGCTCCAGGCCGATCGCGCCGCTGGCAAGATCTCAACCGATGAGTACCGCAAGCGCGAGAAGGATCTCTCGGAGCGCATCGCGCAAGGTTTCGCGGCGCCGGCGCAGTGAGCGAGGCGACGGACACCGCGGGGCGTGCGACCGACGATTGCGCCGGTGTAGATGGCCTTATCTGTATCGACGGGTGGCTCTACAGTGGGATCAACATGATGATCTTCCCCACGAATCGGCGCTGCCCGCGGCACCCTGTAAAAGTGCGTTCCGTGATCCTCGAGACCGGCTCCTCCCCGCTCGAGGGTGGATGAAACGTCCGGGCACTTGCATGTGCCCGGACTTCCTGAAACAGTAGCGCCCACGAACGCGGACTAGGGCAGGACCTGCTCCCCGCTGACGGTGGCAAAGCCACGCTGATCCTGGAGCCCTCCAGGCAGAAGCGCCCCCTTCACCGGACTAGGCCTTCGAGAAGTTTGGAAAAATTCATTTCCCCTTTTCGGAGTGCCGCGCCGTGTCAACCAACATCGTTACGTTCTACGTCCAGCAATTCGCCAAACAGCTGAACGAGCTCGTACAACAGAAGACCTCTCGCCTGCGCAAGTGGGCCACCGAAGACAAGTACGTCGGCCAGGCCGCAAGCCCCGTCGAGCAGGTGGGTCCGGTCGCGATGCAGCCCATCACGCAGCGCTATGGCCCGATGCAGCGCGTCGATGCGCCCACGGCGCGGCGCTGGGTATTCCCCAGCGACTACGATCTGCCGCAGCTGTTCGATAACTTCGACAAGCTGCGCCTGCAGATCGACCCCAAGGGCAAATTCACGAACAACGCGAAGAATGCTGCGAATCGTCAATATGACGACTTGCTCATTGCCGCGTTGGGTGGCGTCGCTCAGACCGGCGTCGCCGGCGCAACCGCCACGGTCCTCCCGGCCGCGAACATCATCTCGGTCAACCAGGGTGCAACCGCGCCGACCGGGCTCACCGTGGCGAAGCTGCGCCAGGCGAAGATGCTCGCGATGCAGAACGAGGCCTATTCGGATGAGGAAGGCGATGCGGGCGATCCGAACAATGACTTGGTGTGCGTCGCCGGCGCTCGCCAGCTCGACAACTTGATGGCAGAAGCGCAGGTCATCAGCCGCGACTTCAACGATCAGCCGGTGCTCGAGGAAGGGCGCATCAAGCGCTTCTTGGGCGTCACGTTTGTCCGCAGCGAGCGCTTGCTCACGGGTACGGACGATCAGGCCGGTACCTCGGTCAAGGTGCACTTGTGGCAGCGCGATGGCCTGCACTTGGGTATCTGGAACGACATCACCACGAACATCTCGCAGCGTCACGATCTGCAGAGCGAGCCGTGGCAGTGCTACGTTTTCATGACCGGCGGCGGGACTCGTTTGGAAGAGAACCGCGTCTATCAGATTTGGGCCCGATAAACCGCTTTGGCTAGGGCGCAGGTTCCCAGCTAAGCAACAGGAGTTTGAACAATGGCAGTCGTCAATACCAAAGGCACCCTGGTCGCGAACTACGACGCGACTCCGCGCGTGCTCTCTAGCGGATACCAGGCGGGCGCAAATGACACGGTAGGCGTCGCGACGGTAGCGGCTGTCTCCACCGACTCAATCGGTTCCACCTATCGCTTCGGCTTCATCTCTTCGGGCGTGCGCATCGAAGATATGCAGATGATGAACGATGCCACCACGGCGGGCGTGTGGCAGCTCGGCATCTACCTAAACACGCAGCAGTCCCTGAATATGGCAGGCCCGTCGGCCTCCGTGCAGGGATGGAGCTCAACCGTAGCCTATGTCCCGGGCAACGTCGTGCAGTTCAACGGTGTCATCTACTATTGCACCACGGGCAACACCAACAGCCAGCCGCCTTCCGGCAACTGGACCACGGGCGGCTCGGTGGTCGCGGCGCCTGGCGCGGTTGCCATCCCAAACAACAACCTGATTTTCGGGCAGGCGATTTCCACCGCGGCGGCAAAGAGTGTTTGGACCAGCGTGTACACCCCGCAGATCGGCGCGGTGGCCTTCACGGCTTCCAATGTCGGGCTTCGCGTGTGGGAGCTCGCAGGCTTCAGCGTTGATCCCGAGTACATGTTCCATCTGGTGCTCACGGCGACGACGGCGCCAACGGCGAATGGCAACATCTCGCTGCAGTACACCTTCGTCCGGTAAGGCTTGAAGCCAGGGGCAAGGATGCCCCACACGGCTTTGGAGTGGTAAATGGCAACGGTTCGCTTTTCAATCAACCCGCAGGACCCGATCGAATCCATCGTGATCGCAGTCGGTGCGGCCACGGTCACCAAGTCGATCGAGCTCACCGTGGACCAAGCGGCCCTCGTCACTGACTCCTCGAACCCGACGAACCCGCGCGCGATCAAGCGGGTCGAGGTGGTCATTGCGCTGCAAAACATCATTGCCGCCCTACAGCGCGACAACACCACGTTGAACGAATAGCGCCAGATGGCCGGCTACGTCACCGCATCGCCCGTCCATCCGGTCCGCCTCGTCGGCACCGGCGCCGTGCAGTGCAAGGCCGGCATCTTGGGCGGCACGGTCGCCGGCGTTGCGCTCGATACCGAGCTCTATGGCGTCTATATCCAGTTGAACGCGGTGACCGCTGGCACCGTGACGATCGCCGGCATGGCTGACTCCTCCGGCACCGCGCAGAACATTCTGCTATCGGGTCAAATTGCGACCGATACCGCGATCCTCTTCCCGGTGCCGTGGCTCAACTACGCCGGCGGCTTTGTCTTCACCGCCTCCATCGCGAATATCGTCTGGGTGCTCACTCGACCCTACATCGGCCAGGAAGCCCCGAACGCCGGCGGCTTCGAGTTGCGGTAAGGCTCTTTCATGTGCCCGGCCTTTGCGCCATAGTCCGGCGCCATGGCCTCACAAGTCGATATCGCCAATAACGCGCTGATCATTCTCGGCAAGCCCACCATCGCGAGCTTCGGGGATAACTCAAACGCAGCTCGTGCGATGTCGGTGCTATACGATCCGTATCGCCGGGCGCTCCTCGAGGGGCCCGGCATCTGGCGCTTCTCGGTCAAGCGCGCATCGCTCCCCTCTCTCGTGCAGGTACCAGTCTCCGGGCCCTTCACCACGATGTTCGCGATGCCGACCGACTGCATTCGCCCGCTGCAGGTTGGGGACATGTATGCGGGTCTCGATCTCTCCGACTACCGGCAGGGGCCCACCGATGCGGATTATTCGATCGAGGGGCGCAACATCCTTTGCGATTACGGCGCACCGCTCTCGCTCTCCTACATCTTCGATGCGACCGACACCACGCAATTCAACCCGCACTTTGTGCTCACATTGGGCGGCTTCATCGCGTGGAAAGGCTGCGAGCGGCTAACCGGGTCTGATGCCAAAAAGAAAGACGCCAAGGAAGCCTTCGAGGACGCGCGGCGCGATGGCCTTGCAGCATCGGCGCTCGTGAACCCGCCAAACTTCCCGGGTGATGAGACCTGGGTCTTGGCGCGGATGCAGTAGGTGGCACGCGCATCCCCGGCGATAGCGGCTTTTAACGCCGGCGAATTCTCACCGCAAATGGAGGGGCGTGTCGATACTGAAAAGTATCCGATCGCGACCCACATTCAGCAAAACTTCATCGCGCTAAAACAAGGCTGCTCGACCTACCGGCCTGGGACCGCGTACGTGCAGCCGGTCAAAGTCTCGGCGCAGCGCGCCTGGCTGGTGCGCTTCGAGTTCTCCTTCACGCAGGCCTTCGTGCTCGAGTTCGGCGGCGGCTATGTGCGCTTCTACACGAATCACGGGCCGCTGCTCAGTCAAGGCAATGCTGCGTACAACGGCGCGACCGCCTATGTGATCGCCAACCAGGTGGTTCAGGGCGGAATCACCTACTACTGCATCGCGCCGACCACGGGCAACGCTCCACCCAATGCCACCTTCTGGTATCCGATGACGACCTACACGGGGCCGGGCGGTGGCGCGATCTACGAGATCCCGAGCCCGTACGCTTCCGCTGATCTGACCAATGCAGCGGGCTTCTTCAACTTGGACATTGTGCAGCAAGGCGATGTGCTCTATGTCATGGGCGGCAGCGCCACCGGCGGCCCTGCGGGAATTGGCTACCCACCGTACACGCTGACTCGCTTCGCGAACGCTCCGCCCAATTGGCAGTTCTCGCAGTACTCACCCGTCGATGGACCCTATGCGGATTTCTCGCCGCTCACACCCGGCGCCGAAATTGCGCTCGCGGTCTCAGCGGTCATGGGCAACGCCATCACCATCACCGCCTACGGTGGCCCCGTGTTCGCTGCGACCGACGTCGGACGCCTCGTGCGCATCGGCAGCCAGTACTTCAACAACACCCCATGGGCGACCGCCACCGCGGTCGCTGCGGGCGCGACGTTCGTCAATAACGGCAACAACTACCTTGCGCTCAATGCTGCCACCACAGGCGGCTCGCCTCCGGTTCACACTTCTGGCGCGGCTTTGGATGGGCCTACCGGCGTGCGCTGGCTCTACACCGATTCGGCCTATGGCGTCGCGCAGATCACTGCCTTTGTCTCTGCGACCCAAGTCACGGCCAAGGTGCTCTCGCGCTTCCCGGCGAACTGTGTCGGTACCACCGCGGCGATCACCAACATCACACAGGCGAATCCAGCAGTAGTCACCGCGGCAAATGCCTTCACCGCAGGCGAGGCGGTCTTCATCACGGGCGTCAATGGCATGACGCAGATCAACGGCAACCCCTACACGAATCAAACCGCGGCCGGCGCCACCGTCACTTTAGCCGGCATCGACTCAACGGGGTACAGCGCGTACATCTCCGGCGGCACCATCATCGGCAATGCTAGCATCGAGTGGCAGCTAGGCGCATGGAGCAACACAACCGAGTGGCCGCGGGCGGGCGCTTTCTTCAAGGAGCGCTTCTTCCTTGCCGGCAAGCTAAAAGTGTGGGGCTCGGTGCCTGGCCTCTACACGAGCCACGCGCCAGACTTCTTCGGCCAGCAGACCCCGGACTCTGCGACCAACAACATCGTCTCGGGGGCGGATGCTTCCAATATCTGCTGGATGTCGGCCAACATCATTTTGATTATCGGCACCGAGGGCGGGGAGTACGGGCTTGATGCTGCGAATATATCGAGCCCATTGGGCCCGCAGAACATCGAGATACTGCCGCAATCGCAGTGGCGCGTGCGCGATGTGCATCCGGTAAAGATCGGCACCTCGCTCCTCTACCTGCAGCGCGCGGGGCGAAAGGTTTTCGCCGCTGATTACAATTTCTATTTGAACCGCTACGACTCGACCGATCAAAACAAGTTCGCCTATCACATTACGATCGGGGCGATCCAAGGCATGACCTACCAGGCCGAGCCTTGGAGTCTCTTATGGTCCTGGCGCGCCGATGGCACCTTCCTCTCGTATACCTTCAACCGCGAAGACAACGTGACCGCCTGGTGCCGGCACAACATGGGCAACGGCGGCAACGTCGAATCCATGGCGATCATCCCCTCACCTGACGGGGTGCGCGATGAATTTTGGGCTATCGTCAATCGCACCATAAATGGCGTGGTGATCCGCACCGTCGAGTATTCGGTGAAGCCATTCGAGGGCCCGCAGGCCGGCAATCCCGGCGATGCGCAAGCCTCGGCGTGGTATGTAGATTGTGGGGTGCAGGCAATCATTCCACCGGGCTTCCCGATCACCAATGTCACTAGCGCCGGCAACATCCACGGTGGCAACACAACCTATTCGTGTGTGAATAACTTCACCGCCGGGCAGGCGGTCTTTGTCAGCGGGGTGCAGTACTCTGGCTCCGGCACCTTTAACCCAAACGTGCAGGGAGCGATCATCACGGCGGCTAGTCCGACGAGTTTCCAGATCGCCGCCTTCGCCTTCGGGCAGACCTTCCAATATCTCTCGGGCGGTGCCGCCTCCGTCGGCGGTAGCTCCTCTCAGACCATCTCAGGTCTTCCGCCCGTGATGTGGAACCAGACCGTCTCCATCCTCGCCGATGGCGGCGTGCAGCCGCAGCAGGTGGTCAGCAACACCGGCAGCATCACGTTGGCCTCGACCTTCAACGTCGTCACGATCGGCTTCCCCTACCAAGGTAACCTGGTGCCGATGCGCCCGGAGGGTGGCGCGGATGTTGGCACCGCGCAGGGCAAGATCAAGCAGGGCGATAATCTAGTGATTCGCCTGATCGACTCGAGCGGCGGTGTCATCGGGCAACTCTCGACCATAAACGCGACCACGCAGCTGTATCAAAATCCCTTAGGGCTATTGACGCAGGCGCCGCAGAACATGGAAGCGATTCGCTACAACGATACGAGCACCCCGCTCGATTCCCCACCGCCGATTCAATCGGGCGACTACGCCATCAGCTTCCCGCTCGCGCAAGTCTCCGAGCAGGATCAGAGTGACCTCTACATCCTGGTGCAGCAGAACGATCCGCTACCATTCACGTGCGCCGGTCTCTTCCCATCGTACAAGGTGGAGGAGTTTCAATAATGGCCGGCGAGCCGATCACCATGGTGCGCCACGAGGATGATCGCGGCATGTTCTCCAAGTGGGTACCCGGGGATTTCTCCTGGGGAGCTCCGCAAACCGATCAAAGCGGCACATACCGCTATTGCTCGATGAAGCTGCCGAGCCGCGTGGGGAGCATCTGCATGTTGCCGGTGCGCGAGGGTGCGCGCATGGATAAATTTTGGTGGTGGAATGGGGACCTCGATAAGCCGACCTTTCGCGAGTCGATCCATCACGATCCACACAATCCCTTGAGCGACCACAATTGGCACGGCTTCGTGACGAAGGGCGTCATGCGCTTGGACAATCGCGATGATTGAAGTGCGCCCCTTCAAGGAATATCACCTCGAGCTTTTGCGCGTGCAGGGCGTGCAAGCGGCGCAGCGTGGCTCACTCTCCTACGTTCCTGGCGGCGCCGGTGTCAGCGCGTTCGCCGGCGATTCGATACTACTCTGCGGTGGGATCGCACCGATGCGTCCGAAGGTGGGCGTGTGTTGGGCGCTCCTGAGTGAGCGCGCGGCGAAGCACATGACATGGCTGCACTACGCCACCTTGCGCTACATCACGATGCAGCACTGGCAGCGCCTCGAGGCGGTGGTCGAGCAAGGCTTCGGGCCCGGGTGCCGCTGGGTCGAGCTCTTGGGGTTTCACAACGAGGGGCCCATGCCGAACTTCGGCGAATCGGGCGAAACGTATCTGCGCTATGGGAGGTATGGATAAATGGCTTTCCTGGCAGCAGCAGCACCCTACATTGCAGCCGCGGGCAGCGTGTACCAAAACGTACAGCAGTCCCAAGCGGAGACCTACAACGCGAAGGTGTCGCAGAACGAGGCTAACCTCTCGGTCAATCAAGCCAATGCGCAGGAGGGACTCGTGCGCAAGGCCTCCCGTCAAGAGATGGGCAAGCAGATTGCAGCCTTCGGCGCTTCGGGTGTGGGCTATGGCGGTTCGACCGCGACCGCGCTCGATCAATCCGCGGTCAACTCCGAGCTCGACGCACTCGACACACGCTATAAGGGCTCGATCACCGCCTACGGCTACAAGACTCAGTCCGGCATCGACAAGGGCCTGGCGAATGAGTACGGCGTCACGGCGGGCGCGGCGCTCTTGAAGGGCATCGGCTCAAACTACGCCTATGCGCCGAAGCAGCCGGGACTGCAGCAGAATAATCCGGGGCTCGCCGGATAATGGCGCGCGGCATCCAAGGCGAGGAGAGCTATACCCCGCAGGTGCAGCCTGAGGATCTGCCGCGCAAGATCATCCCGCGCATGGAGGCTGGCCCCATCGGGCCCGCGATAGCGCAGGCGGCGGAAGCTGCTGGGCAGAAGATGCAATCGGATTCCGCGACCTGGGCAGGGGATCAGCTCGCCGCGTTTCGCACCAAGGCGGTCAATGATCTGACCACGATGAAGGAAGCGGCTCCGGCCGGAGATCCCGGGGACTTCACGCCGAAGTATCTCGCTCAATTCGACAAGAGCGCGCAGGCCGTGACCAACGTGCCCTTCACGCAAACCAACCCCATCGCTCGAGCGATGATCGAGCGCGGTGTGGGGCAGCTGCGAGACACGCTCGCGCAGCACACGATGGAGTGGGAGGCGACGCAACGTAAGGCCTACCAGCTCGACTCCGTGCAGCAGAACTTGGATGGCCAGCTCCCGCTCGTGCGCTCGCACCCCGAGCTCACCGATCAGATCGGTTCGACCCTGAATGATCAAATTCAATCGCTCCATGCCGAGCCTGCTGACAAGCTAAAGATGCTGCGCTCGATGGACATCAAACTCACCCGCGAGGCTGCACTCGGCAAGGTCGACCAAAACCCTGGCGGTGTGTACCAGCAGCTGCAGATGGACAAGCCGACCGATCCGATCCTCTCGCGATTGCAGGACCCGGCGACGCGCCAGGAGGTGCTCGAGGCGGCAAGCCACGGACTCGTCAAGCAGATCGCCGGCGGTGCTCTCGATCAGTACCGAAACGCTGGACCCGATGCCGGCCGCGCCGCCTACGCTGCGGTCGATAATCTCACCGTCGATAAGGACCCGGTCAAAAACGATGCCTTCAAGGATCAGGTGCGCGCGACGATCCAGAAAGAGCGCGGCGAGCTGATCGCGCAGAATCAGCAAAAGTATGCCCCGCAGGTCATGGCGCTCGAGGAGTCATTGAAGGGCGGCCAACCGGACGCGAATCGGCGCGGCATGATTTGGGGCGGCTACCGCCAGAACTGGCTGACCCCGGAGCAAGCGGGCTCGATGTTGGGCGAGGATGATCGCATCAACTTAAAAGGCGCCGAGGACGGTGCAGGGCGCCAGTTGGTCCAAGACGCCTATGACGGCAAGTACTTCCTCGATCCAAAAAACAAAGACCAAAAAATCGACGCTAACAATTGGTTTCTCGACAAAGTGAATCAGTCGCAAGTGCCGACCGGCTCCGATGCCTACATCAATCTCGGTGCCGAATTCGCGCACCGCACCGGCATGGTGCCGGAGCCAGTCATGGATTGGTCGCGCGCCGTGATGGTCGCATCGAAGGACCCGCAGCAAGTCTATCAAGCCGCGGTCGCGGTCGATCGGATGCGGGCCGCCAGTCCACGCGGCTTTGAATACGCGGACGATGATCACAAGCTCGCGAGTATCTCAGACGGCGTGCTGCGCCTGACCAAGGCCGGCATGGCAGTGCCGGAGGCGGTCGCCACGGCGCGGGAGAATTACGCACGGGGCGAGGATCAGCGCAAGCTCATGGATGAGCAATGGAAAACGCAGCGCCCCTTCGGCAAGGATGATACGAACCTCGACGGGGTGCTCTCGAAGCAGGTGGCCGATGATCCGGCGCTCACCAAGGCCGGATGGTTGTGGGGTCGCAATCCCCTGCCGCATCCCCCGGCGATGCAGGCGGACTATGAGGAGCTCACGCGCTCGAAGTTCAATCACAACGGTGGCAACTTACCTCAAGCCGAAGCGGACGCAGCGCGGGACATCGGCACCAAGTGGGGCATCACGCAAATGAACGGGCAGCCCGAGCTCGTGAAATATCCGCCCGAGCGGATGTTCCGCGCTCCCGATGGCGGCCCTGGCTTGACCGCGCAAGATATCCGCACCGACATCGAGCAACACGCGGCGTCCGGGGACTTCAAGGATTCCTTCGTGCACTGGAATAACGAGACGCACAAAATGGAGCCCTTCAAACCCGACGCGACCAACATCAAATTGGTCTCAGTGCCGGGCGTCACCGATAACTCTGGCGGCAAGCGCTGGGGCGTGATGTACCAGGATGCGGACCTGCAGGCCCCCGAAGCGCTCTACGATAAAAACCATAATCCTCTGATGTACGAGTTGCCGGTCAAACAGCAGGACTATGTGAAGATGAAGACGCAGGCCTTGAGCGATGCGAAGTCTCGCGCCTTGAAGGAGCTCACCGATCGCAACGCGAGCGAGGAAGCGGCGCGCAAGGCGCTCGCGCAGGATCAGAGCTTTGGCATCCCGACCTACCAGGCGGACCGCTAATGCCGTTCGTGCAATCCCCTGATCCCACCAAACTCGACACGAGCGAGCTCGAGCAAGGTGCGCCACCGCAATCCCTGCCGGCGTATCAGGACGATACGGGTACGGGCGCCAATGGCCCGAAGTACACCACGGGCGAATTCTGGTCAGGCGTCGCGCGGCGAACGATCCCGGGCCAAGCGATCACGGATATCCGCGCAGCGAGGGCCGCAGGCTACAACCCCTTGACCGCCGGCGAATCGGTCGAGGACCCGGCAACCGCGATCCCCGAGGATATGAAGCCCTTCGCCGATAAGTACGTCGGGCTCTACACCAAGGAGCAGATCGCATACCGCACCTTTCAGCTGCGCCAATCGCATTGGGACGAGCTGCACGGCGGCCAATCGAAGTGGTCGATCCCGGCGAACCTAGCCGCGGGCCTGGTTGACCCGATCGGGGTGGGCTCGATGTTCATCCCGGTGGCGGGCGAGACCCGCCTCGCCAATGCGATCCGCATGGCAGCGGTCGGCGCCGGCGTATCCGCCACCGATGAGGCGGTGATGTCGCAGTTGGATCCCAATTGGACCTTTGCAAATTCCATGGTGGATGTCGGCGCAGGCACCTTGGTGTCAGGTATCTTAGGGGCGATCATTCGCCCCCACGCGAGCAGCTCGGAATTGGGCAAGCTGCGCGCCATGCTCCAGGAGGACCTCCATGCCGCACCGCCCGAGCCTCCAAGAGCTCAAAGCGGCGATTCTGCGGCGAACATCGCGGCCGATCTTCGAGCGGCGGTGGAATCTCATGGTCAAGGCCTTGAGCGCGCTGCCGAAGAGGCTCGGACGGCCAGCGCCAGCATCGACCCGGCTGCTGCAGCGCAGCGACTCCAAACCGCACAGGAAGCCTTAAGCGCGGTTCCACGTGAAGCAGCCCCGGAAGCCCAAGAAGCCGCTCTTAAGGCCAAGGCCGAGGAGCTAGGCACTGGCGAGGGCGTTCCTGAGCGATTGGCCAAAGCGTACGGGGACAAGGTTCCTGAGGTGCTCCAAGGGCGTGCGGCAAGCCTGGTAGCGGCCCAGAAGGCCTCCCGCGAGGCGATTGAGCGGGAGGTGTCCTCCGCGCAGGAGGACCTAAACCGCCTCGAGCAGGCCCGCAGCGCACAAGAATCCCTGCAGGCGTTTCACGAGACAGAGAAGCCACCGGCGGAGTATACTGGGCCCCATGGCGCTGAACCCCTACCATCCGGGATTCGACCCGGCGGTGAGCCGGGCGTACGACCCGAACTATCAGCCGAGCAAGGCCCTCTCGGAGCTGGTGGCGGACAACCCGGCGAATCAATTCCTCGCAGACCGACTGGCCGAGGAGCACGCGGCGGTGAAGACCGAGGCAGCGGAGCAAGCCAACGCGAGCCCGGGAAGAAAGGCGCAGCCGACGCCTTAGGCCGATCGCGCCAGAACATGGCGCACACGAAAGAGTTTCGCGCCATTGAGCGCGAAGGCATCGCCGCCATGCGAAGCCAAACCGAACGCGCCGAAGCGGTGCGCGCCGGCATCCAGACCGTTGAAGCACACGTAGCATCCCAGCTCGAGGCAAGCGGCCGTCTTGAGCCTAAGCAAATCGGCGCGAACTCCAAACTCATCGGCGCCTTCTACGGCACTCAGGCGCAGCGGCTAGGGCTGACCGCGGATGAGCTCTTTGCGCGTCACCCGCTGAAAGTCACGGGCGAGGCGAAGCGCGGAGGCTTCCTGCAGCGCATCGAGGAGCCCGGCATCGAGGTGGGCGAGCGTGGCATGACCCCGGAGGAGGAGAAACTCTTCGCGGGCCTGCGGGCGAGCACGCCTGGCAAGGAGCCGCTCACCGTGTACCGCGGCGGGCGCTCGTCCGGGCCATTGACTGCCGAGCACTTCAAGCCCGAGAGCTTCGGCAAGGCGACCAATCGCCCGAGCGCAGGCCTCGGTGTCTTCTTCACCAATCGTCCCGCAGAAGCGGGACGCTACGGCAAGGTGTCGACGCACCACCTCGACATGAAGCAGCCGCTGCACATTCGCAGTGAAGACCTACCAGGATTCGACTCGACCGAAGCGGCAACCGCCTGGGCGCGGGCGCAAGAAGCGAAAGGCTACGATGGCCTCATCATCGACGCGAGCCACGTCGGCGGTCAGACCTGGTATGTGCCGTTCAAACTAGAACAGGTGAAGCACGCTGGCGCCGGTGTCGTGAAGACCGAACCGGGCCGCTTCGCGCAAGAGAATCGCGGCAGCTACGATCCGGCGAGTCACACCATCGCATTGACCGACTCGGCGAACGCTTCGACCTTCCTGCACGAGTCCGGGCATCACTTCCTCGATCTGATGACGCAGCTCGCGGAGCACCCCGACGCGCCCCTCTCTATGCGCGAGGATGTGCAGAGCCTGATGGATTGGTTCAAGGTGAAGGACTTAAACGAGTGGAAGGACATGGGCCTCGAGGGGCAGCGCGACCTTCACGAGAAATTCGCGCAAGGATTCGAGCAGTACCTGCGCGATGGGGTGGCGCCGAGCTCACGCCTGCAGGGGCTCTTCGATCAGTTCCGGCAGTGGCTCTCTCAGGTCTATAAATCCGTCGTGAATCAGTTCGGTGATCGCTTGCCGCAGGATGTTCGTAGTGTGATGGACCGTCTGCTCGCAACCGACGAGGAAGCAACGCAGGCAACCGCCGAGCGCGTCGCCGCGGCGCCCAACCCCACCTTCGCGCGAATCGCCGGCGATGCACCCTTACGCGATGAGCTTCGCCACATGGCGGCCAATGAGCTCGGCTGGGACACCGTGGGCGGGAAGATGATCCGTAAGGAAGTACTCGCAGGCGGTCGCGGCAATGAATTCGACATATCTCGCACCGCCTGGATACCGCGCGCCGAGTGGTGGCCCGGGCGCCCGGGCGGGTATAGTGCCGAGGAGTCGGCGCGTATCGTGGATAAGGCACTCGCCGGCGAGAAGTTAGGACCGAAGCAGCAGCAGCTGCTCGAGTACATGACCGAGGTTGCCGATCAGCGTGTATCGAGTGAGCCGTTCCTGCCGCACGCGGATGAACTGAGCGCGCACGAGCTCGAGCACTCACCGGCAAATGCGTTTGAATCGGCGATGGTTGCGCGCCTCTCGATGATTGATGAGGAGGCGGTCGAGAATCTCGCTCGACATTTTGAGGACGATGACGCTGGCTTCATGGCCAAGGTCAAGGAGCTGCTCGATGCCCATGACGAAGACGCAAAACTTGCTCGCGGTGTCGCGCAAGATCAAGAGCCGCTTGGGCTCGCTCCCGACCGGGGAGCCGCCGGAGGATCTGCTGAATCGGCAAGTGCTCGAGGGGAAACCCCCGGCCGAGCCGCAGCAGCCGAAGGCGAACGCCCCGCCACCCGTTCCGCCCCTGCCACCGACCTCTTCGGCGAGCGCCCCACCGGAGCCCAAGCCCTCGCGGATGAGCAGCGCCGGCGCGACCTAAAGCGCAACAGCGGCCAGGAATCGGCCGAAACCGGCAACCCCGGCGATCTATTCAGCCAGGCGCGCCAGCAGGCGGATCTTACCGACATGCTCGCGAAGCTGCCGCCCGAAGCCAGGGCACCCTTCGAGGCGCGCATCGAGGCGCTCGAGGAGCCAGGGCACGCCCCGATCTATGCCGCGCCGGAGGGTGGGCAGAGCATGGGAGCTGCGGAAACTGGCAGGACGCGCGAGCAGCAGCTTAAGGACTACTCACTCGCTCGAGGTGGGCGGGTCTTGGGCAAAGCGCTCGGCTGGTTCGCCCCCGGGAGTCGCGCACTCTCAAGTCCCGCGCTCGCCATGCGCAAGACCATGGCGCGCTTGATCGAAACCCCGGAGATGCTGAACATGAACGTGCCGAGCCCCGAGCGGCCCTTTGGGCTGCCGACCCCGATCGCGGTGCAGACGATCTTGAAGAAGTGGGAGGGCAACTGGGCCAAGGCATTCGCCGCGCGTGATCAGATCTTTAGGGATTACCGCGCCCGGCCGCAGGCGGAGGTCGAGGGCCCAAAGCTCGGCAAGCACGAGTTCAACGAACAGGTCTCGATGGCCATGCGTCGCAATGACACCTGGTACATCAAGGAAGTCGAGGATGCGGCGAAGGCAACGCGCGCCATCGTGTTCGACCCATTGAAGGAGGAAGCGAAGAAACTGGGCTTATTGCCGCAGGAAGACCCCACGCTCGGCGGTACCGCTGAGAGCTATCTGATGCGCCAATACGATCGGGCGAAGATCCAGAAGGATCAAGTCGGCTGGCATCAAACGCTCGTGGACGGATTCGTTAAGCAAGGCGTGGAGGCAACCGAGGCCTCGGAGATTGCGCACGCGGTGACGCGCAACATCTTAGGCACCGAGTTAGGGCTGCTCGATACGAACAAGAGCGCGTTCCACAACGTGCCTCAGTCCGGGCGCTTGAAGGAGCGCACGCTGAAACTCCCGGACTTAGACCTAGAGAAATACCTGACCAATGATATCGACACCCTCTCGCACAGCTACCTAAAGAGCTTGGCGCCGCAGGTGGAGATGATGAAGATGTTCCGGGACGATTTACGAAACGACGGGCTCGATGAGAAGGCTCAAGGCTTTCGCGTCTTCACTCCTGACCCGCAGGCCGAGGGCAATTCTCTGAGCGGCCGGCGCAACCTCACCGGTCCCGCGAAGGACATCACCGACGAATATTCGATTCTCAAGCAGCGAGCTCTGGCCGCGGGCGATAACGCGCAGGCCAATGCTCTCGACAAGCGATTAAAATCGGACCTGCGGGATCTGGCGGCCGTGCGCGATAGGCTCTATGGCATCTACGGAGCTCCGGGCGATTCCTCGAGCTGGCTGCAGCGCGCCGGCCGCGTCATCCGTTCGGTGAATGCGCTGCGCTTGTTAGGTACCGCAACCTGGTCGCACGTACCGGATCTTGCCAACATCGTGATGAAACGCGGGCTCCCGCAGACCATGGCGGTCGCCGCCAAACTTTCGAGCTCGCTCGAGGCATTGAATCTAAACCGCGAGCAGATGCACCGCATCGGCACCGTGATGGACATGATCCACAACACTACGGCCGCGGCCTTAGGCGAGTTCGGTGTCGAGTCAAGCTATGCGCTGCAGAAGACGCTAAACCGCGCGACCCGAGCCTTTACGATCGCAACCTTAGAGACCCCTTGGATCGCGACCTGCAAGGCGCTCGCCGGCGCAGCCGCGCACGATGAGGTGCTCGAAGCGGCCGGGCGCGCCTCGCGCTTTGCGAAGCGCGTGGGCCCGGACCTCTCCACGAATGAGCGCATTCGCTTCAATCAGATGGGCTTAGATCAGGGGATGCTCGAGCGCATCGCCGAGCAATACGGCGAGTACGGCAAATCAGTGAACGGTGTGCGCTTCGGACTCTCGGACACATGGCACGATCAAGGCGCGGCGCAAGCGATCGACGCGGTCACAACCAACGCCGCGGAGGGCTCGACCCTCTCTCCAGGCGCCGGCGACACACCCCTGTGGACCTCGAACGAAGTTGGCAAGGCCATCTTCCAGTTCAAGACCTTCGGCGCGGTGGCCATCCGGCGCGTGACGATCCCGCTCGCGCAGGGACTTGCGCACGCGGACCTGCGAAGTGCCCAAGGCTTGGCGACGCTGATCGCCGCCGGCGCCGTGACCTACACGATGAAGCAGCTGCTCTCAGGGCAACCGATGGAGAAAGATCCCGGCCGCTACGCCCTCGAGGTCCTCGACAAATCGAACCTGCTGGGCTGGACGGGTGAGTACTTCTATCCGAGCCTCTGGCAGTTTGGCATGGGCAACTTCTCCCGCTGGGGCGATCGGCAGACCTGGGAGACTTTGGGCGGGCCGGTGGCCGGTACCGCGGTCGATGCGTGGGACCTTCGGCTCCCGGCGAAATTGATCGGCACAGCTCGAGGGCAAGGTCCGCAATTAAAGCGCTCGGATATACACCGCATCAGACGCATGTTGCCTGGCAATCAAGTCTGGTACCTTCGCCGCGCGGTAAATGCCCTTGAGGGCCACGTTGGGGATGCTATGGGACTGCCGCCGGCAGATGTCCCGGGGAGTACAGAATGACCATTGGTACAAATGTCGCGCGCGTGAGCTTTAACTGCGATGGCATCACCACGCTCTTCCCGGTACCGATCCAGGCCTATAGCGCCAGTGACTTTCTGGTGATTGTCACCAACAAGGCAACCGGCACCTCGACGGTACTGAACAATCTCAGCGACTACACCCTTGCGGTGAATAGCACCGATGCGCCGCCAAAGTGGGCGCTCACCACCCAGACCGGGCAGCTGATCTCTCCATACCCAGCCGGCACCGTGCTCCAGGTGATCTTAAACCCGGCCGAGGTGCATCAATCGCAGTACGTGCAGGGGCAGGCCTTCCCATCGCTCACCGTACAGACGGACTTTGATCGCATCACGCAAATGGTGATCAGGCTGCAGGATCAAATGAACCGGGCACTGCGCGCACCGGACGGGGATACCTCGGCGTGGAATCCGCTGCCCCCAGCCATAGCTCGCGCGAATCTGATCCAGGCGTATGACGCCAACGGCTTGCCCACCGTGGTCCCATTGGTCGCCGGCGCTCTGACGCAGGCGGCATTCAATATCTTCTTTGGTGGTGCTCCGAGCTTCGCGCCGAGCGCGGCCGAGATAGCCGCCGGCGTGACCATCGTCAATCCGGGCATCCTACCCGGCGATGTGCGCCGCTATGGCGTGGTGCCCAATGTCGCAGGGGCGGCGGCTGCGAATACCGCAGCGCTGCAGGCGCTGTTTAACCCGGCGATCGCCAACGGGCCCGCGGGGAATTTCTATTTCACCAACATCACCGGGCAAGACACCTATTTTCTCAACGGCGCGATCCCGATCCGCAACGGCTGCCACATTGATCTGTGCGAGTCGACGATCAGTTACACCGGCGTGGGCCAGGCCAACGATAGCAACTCCGGCATCTTCTTCGCGATCTTTGACTTTGAGCTCAAGAATGGCGCCATCGTCTCGAACTTCGCCACCGGACCTGCGACTAGCGCAGGGTACCCGGTTTGCTTGGGTGCTCGAGGAACAGACTCTCCACACTGGCCGGTCGCGGTGTTTGATTCGGTGACCCCACAGGGGCAGATCAAACTCTCAAACTTACGCCTGACCATCATCGCCACGGGCGTGAATGCCAACAGCTGCGGCTGCATTCAGGCAACTGGCGGCCTCAACAATGTAGTGATGGAGAACGTCACGCTCGTCGGCTCCGGCAACGGCGGGGCGCAGCAGCCGATCAGCTATGAGTTCGGTTGGGCGACCGCGGGCACCGGCTCGGTGACGAGCACCCGCCAGTCAAGCCATGCTCACAACTGGCACTTAAAGAACATCGATATCTCCAATTTCGATAATGTCGCGGCCGGATCGGGCTGCTATTTCACCGGCGCCTACAACGTGATCATCGACGGTTTCAAGGCAACCGGCATCTCGACCCCGATCAATCTGATCACTGGCGAGGCGACCTTCTTCCGCCCCTGGGTGGGCGTCGATGATGTCGGCGCCAAGCGTAACTTCACCGTGCGCAACTTTGTGGTGCAGAATTTCTCAAACGTCGGCTTCCAGTGCGACGGCACGAATGGCACGCCGGGCGGCACCACCATTGGCACGGGCTACCTACACCTTGCATGGGTGGCGGGCGCGACCTACGTGGTGAATCAGACCGCGGCCAACATGACATTGGGTTCCCTGGTCGGCGGCGCGGCGTACACCAATGGCACCTACAACAACGTGCCA